GGTTCCTCATCCATGGCCTGCCCCCTTGATGGGCATCTTCATCCCTCCCTCTATTCCCGATTTGATGGTGGCGCGGCTTTCGTGGTCATCCAGGCGGATGTATCGGGCTGCGTCATACAGCGCGCAGATCGCTTCCCTTTCATCCAGCAGTCCGCCACCAATCAGCCCCCCGACCGTAAAGCTGGCTTCGTTAAGCGTTGAGTTACGCTTGCCGGGACCGGCGTTCAGCACGCGGTTGACCTCTCGCTCGAGGAGCGATTGGGCGCGGCTGGTGCTGATGATGGTGGGGCGTGTTGGGCGAGGCGGCTGCGGTGGTGGTGCGACGAGTTTAAGAAGCCAGTCAGGCGCGATGGGTGGCGCCAGCTCCCATGGCGCCACAGCCCAGCGGTAGGAACCCAAGTCACTGCGGCTGGGCGAGATCGTGAAGGCGTTACGACCACCCTTGGGGTCAAGGCCCGGCTCTGGATGACCGGACTTGCTGTTGATCGGGTGACCGGCATCCTGAAACACCATGAGATGCCCGCCGCTGCCCGAACGCCCATGCGGCCGCTCAGGAATGGCGCCATATCGCTCCACCAATAGCTTGAGAACCGCGACCCCATCATCCTTGTGATCGCGGCTGGGCACATCGATATCCAGCGCCCACACGCCAGAGCCGGACGGAATCACCTTCCAATTGCAACGCGGATACGCAAAGGACCAGCGGTCAAGCTGGTCCAGATCCGTCGTTGCCGCATCGATGTATCCGACCCAAAAGCCCTTCTTGCTCCGTGTCGCAGGCACGCAGCGCCACCCGAGAAGGGCGACGCGCTCAATGTCTGGATGAAGCCTTGATTGCAGAGCGGCGCTCACTGGCGCACCGGGAAATACTTCCGGTGAAGGCGGAGCGCCCTCTTGGCCAAGCGGCGGTCAATCAGATCGCCCATGCGCTGGTGCGCCAAGTTAGTAATCGTCCTGGCATCCGCCATCGAAACTTCGATTTGATCGGCGCTCCACAAATCATAAGCGCACTCAATGGCCCGAACGCGAAGCTCATATACTTGCATTATTCACGTCTCCACCGTTGATGGAGCCGGAAAGGCATGGCATATTGCGGGCGTTACCCCGACTGATGCCGCCGTCACGGCTAGGTTGTGCGCCCGGTCTGGTCCCCACCAGCCGGGCGCTTTTCATTTAGCCTCAGTTGTCCCGTTCTGTCCACCTTTGATCGGAACGAACATCGTAACCTTTCGGTATCCAACCTGACGCGCAACAACGTCGGGAATCTCCTTAGCGCCATTCATGATCTGACTGATCATGGCACCTGAGTATCCCGTCTTGGCTGCCAACTTGGCCTGCCCGCCACGTGGCGCGCAGTAATCCAATAGCAGCGCATACATCTGCGCTTTCGTGATCATGCCATCCTCCCCATAATACCAATGCCCCACGATCCGATCAGCGCCGCCTCTGCACGACCGTCATCCTTGACGCGGGCAAACCGCGTGGCATGAGAAGGGAAGCACTGCATGGCGCGGGTGCGAGACACGCCCTTATCTCCCTTGGCTGGCATCTGCATCCCGCGTTTCCACACGTCTGGACGCACCAGCGTGTAGGGGATGGCGAGTGCGGCCAAGATGCCTTCGATGGTGCCGAACCCGCGCCCGAAGCTGAACGCACCAACAGCGCCTTCACCTGGCCGCGTCGCCACTTCCTCCAGAAAGACGTGAACCGGACGGTTATCGATCAGCATCCGAGCCAAGGCAGCGCCTGCCAGACGCTTACGCATGGTCTTGCCAACCTTGACTTCGTTCATCGGCAGATCTTCGACGCTGCACAGCTCGCCATTGTCAGCGAGCCATGCGATGGCGCCGGATACGCCGGGGTCGATGGAGGCGATCACTCCACAGGTCTCCGGTCATAGGCATCCAGCATCGCCTTGCGCTTGGCCCCGAACGGGATCACAGGGCCAGCGTGTGCCGGAACCTTGGGGCTGGCTCGCCACGCCCAGCGCGGCAGGGGGAATAAAATGTCGCCCTCTGGGCTAATGGTGAAGTCAACAAACTCCTTCTGGGGCGCGATGGCGCGCGGAATCAGATTGATACGGGCTTCGATCTTCAGATTGCCGCTGCTGTCGCTTAGCCTGTCGGCACCAACGGGTGTCAGCCTGAGCCGGCATTCGCTCCTGGCGTCGTTGACGATGATGGCCACCCGCTCATCAGCCTCCCAGCCCATGTAGTCCACCATCGCCGCGTTGAAGTAGATGGTCAGGCGGGGTGAACTCTTCTTTGGAAAGCTGCACCACACGCTGAGCTTTGGTGACGCCCGCTTGTAAGCCTTCGTCATCACTTCGTCCTCCACAGATAAACACCGCAGGCGGTGCACCAGGCGATGGTGACGAGCAGGGTAGCGGCGGTGAGGGTGTAGAGGGCGATCATGCGTTTAAATCCTTCTTTCTGGACCACTTCTTAGGCATTGCGGCGATCCTGTTCGGATCATCTTTGAAGAAACGATGCACTCTGGCGATCATGTCTCTCTGTCTGCGATACTCCGCATAGGGTCTCTTGATGCACATTGACCCATACCTTTCTGGGGGTATCCGTCCCTTCCAAATCATAATTTCCAATCGCTGCGGACTTACGCCCATCCTTCGGCTGATTTTCTCGATTCCCCCCAGCTTCCTGATGACATTCAGTAATGAACTGGGAATTGCCCATTCCTGACGTTTCTGCCACCCCGGCGGCTTCCTTTCAGGAGGCAAGATCGAAATCTTCGGAAGAGAAACCAGGTCTGAAATTATTTCGGGACTAGCTGTAAACCACTCTCCAGCGATCCGGTAGTCAGCCAGGTCATGGTGGACTTTCCTTTCATGACTGATGTCACCTTCAAACAGCGCCACCAACCTAAGCGGGACATGATTGTTGGTCTGCATGATCTGCAACCGAACCCAAACATTCTCAGTCACGCCAATCTTGCATGGGCCATCTTCACCAGCTTGAATGACGTAGATCGGCATCAGCGCGCGCCTCGCTGAGACTTCGACATGGCACGAATCACGTCAAAGGTGACGGACTTCTTGCCAAGTCGCGATGCTAGATCCTCGACCGCTTTCCAATACGGCGCGGGAATTGAATCTCGCGTGCTCCAGCAAGAGACAGTGTTTTGGCGAACACCGCAGGCAGATGCCACGGTGTCTCGGCCGCCCAGCAATCCGATCAGATCAGAAACTTTCATCACACTCCATCCTTGGTTGCCTCATCCTTCTACGTTGAGAGATTGCACCGCGCAACACTTTTCTGTTGCGTCATGCCACCCGCCATGCTTTTATCCCATCACCAAAGCGGCACGGGGTCGCGGCGGGAAGGAGAGAGTGGGATGATCGAGTGGCAGAAAATAAGTACGGCTCCAAAAGATGGAACGCCAATCCTATGCTTTACTCCAGATCCAGACTTCTCCCCAATCACAGGGATTGATGTTTTGGTTTGGGAAAAGGGTTTGGGTTGGTTCTGCGGGTGTGATCCTGTGGTTTTTCAACCAACGCATTGGATGCCCCTCCCGGAGCCGCCCAAGTGAACCGCCTCACCCTCACCCCCACCGAGCGCGTCGCCTTCAACCCCCGCCACGCCATCGCGCGACACCTGAACTTTGCATTCGGGTTCACGCGCCTGGCGTCCAAGCGGAATGGGTATGATCGCACGGAGGCGAAGGAAGAAGCGATGCTGCGGCTGAACATGGCGCGGATGATCCGCACGCAGGGTGTTGGGAAGGAGTGGGTGGTGTGATTGAGAAGATCAACGTATCCAAGCTGATGCGTGACATGCCGGTGGGCGCACAGCAGATGTTTGGACGCAGCTTCAATCTGACGTCGCTGAACAGCACCAAGCGGCAGATCAACAATGCCCTTGGGCGCGATATCCGCATCGTTGAAGTGCCAGAGGGTTATCTGGCCTGGAGGAAGGCATGAGCGCGCATACCGACGTGGCAGGATATCCTGCCAGCATCTTTACTGGCTGGGCGCCGCACGTGATGCTTCGCGCCCACATCGGTGGCCTGCATCAGGCCCACAACCTCGCTGCCCGCGCTCGGCGCCAGCTGGCTGGTATCGAAGCCAAGTCGGCCTGCGCTGATCGGCGCTCCCTCTACATCAACTGGTGCGCCAGTATGGCCCAGATTGGCCTGTATCGCGCCGCCATCGCGAAGGCGAAGGGGTCGGCGGCATGACCCTCGAAACCCGCCCCGTCACCCTCAGTGCCGAGCAGTGGCGTCACGTGATCCTCGACGCTGAGGACAATCACGCCGAGGCCCTGTCACGTGCCGACGCCATCGACGCCGAGCGCTGGCCAGAAGAAGCCGTCCAGGCCCGCCAGGACGCAGACTTCACCCACGCCATCCTTACTTCCCTCCGGAGTGCCGGCGCATGAGCGCTTTCCTCGGGCAGACGAACCGCAAGTCACGCAAGCAGCGGTGGTGCGATGAGTGTCGTACGGAGATCGAGATCGGCGAAATCTATACCCGCATTGCGAGCGTGCAGGATGGGGATTTCTACGCTTCCACTTGTCACCCGGAATGCTTCGAAGACGCCATGCGGGTATGCGAGGCCGATTGCGATGGTCGGTCTTTTCTGAGCGAGGAAATAGACGACAGCGGTGAGCCGCTGGATACCTTCGACCTGTCGCCGATTGTGCGCAGTCGGATCGAGAAACTTTATGCCCGCCGCGCCGAGGTTCGAGCACAGCGGTTGGCTGCTATTTCAAAGAGGACAGGCACATGACCACCCCCATCATCATCAACACCCGCGACGCCATCGCCGCCTATCGCCGCATTGGTGAGCCGGTCCCGGATAACCTCAAGCGCGATCCGTCGTGCTTGGGGCCATATCTGACCATCACATTGGGTGGCTTGGTAAGCTGGGCTTTGGTCGCAAAGCTCTGCGGCTTCATTTAGTGTTGCGCGACAATCGCGCGACGTGTATTGAGGTTGAGGGCAGGGAAGCCCGAAGGAGGATAGAGTGGCAATTTATAAAGTTGTTGTTTCTGAGGAAGTGAAAACAAAATACACAGCTTATGTGGAGGCCGAAAACCAAGAATGTGCTGATCATTGGGCATCAATGGTCGAGTGCTTCGAATCGGTTGGAGTGGTTACTGATGAAATCGATATGGGGGGTGAGGTTGAGTATGTAGAACTAGAGAATTCAGTTCCGCCTGGTTTTAAGCTCAATAAGGCGCACAGCCTATGACCCCCCACAAGACCGCCGCCCTCATCCGGCGCGCCGCCAAGCAAGGCTGTGGCGTGGCTGAGTTGTGCCAGCTCGCCGGGCTGAACAAGTCCAGCGTGTATCGCTGGAACGCAGGAACCATGGTGCCGACGCGGGGGAACTTCGATCTCCTGCGGCAGGCTGTTGAGTTGGTGGAGGAAGAAGCCAAGGGTGTGCGCGGATGATCAGGTATCACGCGGACCTATTGCAGGGTTCTGACGAGTGGCTTCTGGCTCGCTGCGGTATTCTCACCGCATCTGAGATGAAGTTGATCATGTCGCCCACCCTCAAGCCGGCCAAGAACGACAAGAGCCGTTCTCACGTGTTCGAGCTGCTGGCCCAGCGCATCACCGGTTATGTCGAGCCCGCTTACGTAACCGATGACATGCTGCGCGGGCAGGAAGACGAGATTGAAGCTCGTCTGCTGTATGCGCAGAATTATGCCCCGGTCAGTGAGATGGGATTCATCACCAACGACCGTTGGGGCTTTACCATTGGATACTCGCCGGATGGCATGGTGGGCGATGATGGCCTGATTGAGTGCAAGAGCCGGCGCCAGAAGTTCCAGGTGCAGACCATCGTGGAGAACGTGGCCGGTACCGGCATTCCCGACGACTACCTGCTTCAGGTGCAAACCGGAATGCTCGTCAGTGAGCGCAAATGGTGCGACCTGATCAGCTTCAGTGGCGGCTTGCCAATGGCGACCATGCGCGTTGAGGCAGATCCTGTCATTCAGAACGCCATCGTTGAGGCAGCCACGGCTTTTGAGAACGACTTGAAGGCGAAGCTGGCCACCTACAACGCGACGCTTGCATCTGAGGCGCGTCTCATCCCGACTGAACGTCGTGTGGAGCAGGAGATGTTCACATGAACATGCTAGCCACAATTGTGCCCAAGAGCGATCAGCTGAATGCGGATGATCTGATCGGGCAGACCAAAACAATCACCGTAACCAAAGTTGTCATCGCAGCTGGCGATCAGCCCGTTTCCATTCACTTTGAGGGCGATGATGGGAAGCCTTACAAGCCAGGCAAGTCTATGCGCCGTGTCCTGGTGAAGGTTTGGGGTCCCGACGCCAATGCTTACATCGGGCGCTCTATGTCTTTGTATTGCGACGATGCTGTGCGTTTTGGTGGCGTGAACGTTGGCGGCATCCGCATCTCGCACATGAGCCACATCGATGAACCCGTGACCATGGCGCTCACGGAGAAGAAGGGGAGCAAAAAGCCGTTTCGTGTGCAGCCGCTTGCTGCTCCCAAGCCTGCTGCGAAGTGGCGTAGCTACAATCCCAGCGGGAAGGAAGTGATGGCGGAAAGCGTTGCTCAATGGGTGAAGTGGAGTACGGCCTTCATCAAGGCATTCGAAGGCGCAGAAGACATCCGGGCCTGGGCTGCCAAGATGCAGCCTGAGTTTGTGGCGCTTGAGGCCGTTGATGCTAGCGCTGTTGAGCATGTGCAGGGCTTGGTCAAAGACCGTTTGGAAACGCTGGCAGACAAGCCGGCCGAGGATGAGGCGTAAAACATGGCTGGCAGCGTCAACAAGGTCATCATCGTTGGGAACCTTGGGAAAGATCCTGAGGTTCGCAACTTCCAGAACGGCGGCAAGGTGGTCAACCTCCGCCTGGCTACCTCCGAGAACTGGAAGGACAAGCAGGGCCAGAAGCAGGAAAAGACCGAATGGCACTCGGTCGCCATCTTCAACGAGAAGCTGGGTGAAATCGCTGAAAAGTACCTCCGCAAGGGCAGCAAGGTCTACATTGAGGGCAGGCTGGAAACCCGCAAGTGGCAGGACTCCAGTGGGCAGGACAAGTATTCTACCGAGATCGCGTTGCGGAACTTCGGTGGCGAGCTGACGCTGTTGGACAGTAAGGGTGGTGGCGGGGAATCGTCCGCGCCAAGGTCGTCTGCACCAAGCGGTGACGGCGATGACCTAGACGACTCGATTCCCTTCTAGCCTCACACAACCTTACTATGCCCCCGCCACCGTGCGGGGGTAGCTTTGGGTGGTTAGCAAGGAGAGTGGAGATGATTCGGAAGATCATGGAGTGGTTGGGCGTGTGGGAAAAGCCGCATGTGTGGACCGCTGAGGACTACAGCTCGAAGCATGGGGAGCGCTTCCGGTGAACGACACACCCACGGCGCGCGCTCCGGTGACGGATGCCATTGAGCGGCTGCGCGGGCAGTTGAAGGTATCCGATGCGTACGCTGCGGACGCCAACAAAGACCAGCTCGCCAGTGTTTGGCAGCTTCAGAACGCTAACCTGCAATTCATCCTGCGGGATCTAGAGCGCGCCCTCGCCCATCCCCCCGCCGCCGAGCGTGAGGCGCCGGGCGGGGTGGTGGTACCGGAGGGGTGGAAGCTGGTGCCGGTGGAGCCGACCGACGATATTTGGGCGGCCTTCGATTACTACAACGGCGACAAGCGCACGGGATATGACACCTGGCGCGAGGCATGGGCTGAAATGCTCGCCGCCGCCCCACCCCCGTCCGCGAATATCGGAGGCGATAGCCCGAGTGAGCGGGAGAAGGCGTTGAGGGAGGCGCTGGAAACCTTTCAGTCATACGGCTGTCCAGCTTGCGGTGGCGACTGCGCATCTGCCAATCCGCCAGTCTATTGCTGCCCTATGCAGGAAGCCCGCGCTGCCCTGCTCGCTACCCCGGCGGAGGGAGGCGGGACATGACCATGATGCAGGCTGAAGCTACATGGCCCGACCAAACCGCGCTTGGGGTTCCTGAGAACCCCGAGTGCCACAACTGGCATTGGTTGTCTTACGATGGGAAAGACGCCGTGCCTTTTGAGTGGTTCGGTGGCTGGCTAACCAACTCCGGCACCAGCTTCGGTGAACCCGGCACCTACCCAGAGGATCACGCCAAGTCGTGGTGCTGGTATCACGGACCCTGCCTGATGCGAGAGAACCCATGATTGAAGTCCGTCTTCTCGCTAACATGGGGTCGGACCTCAGCATCGTGCAGGACGCACGGATCTCGTTCGGCAACCATGAGACAGAGTGGAACAAGGCGGCGCCAGGCCTGATTGAGTATCTGGCCACCGGGCTACGGTCCAAGGACCGCAAGACCCTGCGTGACCGCCTGAAGGACGCCGACACGGATGCTGAGGCTGATGCCCTCATTGACGAAATCCAGGCTATCCAGAAGCATTGGAGTCCGTTCGCCCATGCCGTGGCGAAGTTCTACATCAAGGCGCCGCTCAACGTGGCGCGCCAGCTGTGGAAGTCGCACATTGGTCTGGCGTCGCAGGACGAGGTGATCGCCTGGAACGAGGTAAGCCGCCGCTACGTCAATAGCGAGGTTGATCTCTACCTGCCGGAATGGTCAGCCAAGCCGGTGGACGCCAAGCAGGGTGCTGGCGGCCCCGTTATGCCCCATGAGAAGGAGTTCTTGGACAAGGCTGTATCCCAGCACCACCGGGATTCCGCCGACCTCTACAAGCTCGTCAGTGTCTACGTAGCGCCAGAGCAGGCTCGCATGGTGGTGCCGCAGTCCATGATGACGGAGTGGGTCTGGACAGGCTCTCTGGCGGCTTTTGCGCGGGTGGTGACGCAGCGCATGGACGCCACGGCGCAGAACGAGTGCAAGCCGGTGGCGCAGCGGTTTAGCGAAGAGCTGTCTGTCCTGTATCCGGTGGCATGGAAGGCGTTGGTGCGGCCACGTCGGGATAGTTACGTCGGGAGGTTTTGGTGATCCAAGGCACGAAAGACACCATCATCGAGGAAATCCGCAAGGATCTGCTGGACCGCAGCACGCGCGGTATCGGCAAGTATGGCGTGACCCTCGACAGGTCGGACTTGGACCTAGAGGCATGGCTTCAGCACGGATACGAGGAAGCCTTGGACATGGCGGCGTATCTCAAGCGGGCTATTCGGGAACAGCGTGAGAAGAAGGAGGGTGTGCGGTGACCCGCCCCCTCCTTATCCACCGCCTCACCCCCGAAGCCATCCTGCCCACACGGGGGAGCGCACAGGCGGCGGGGTATGATCTGCATACGCCGTTGATTGCGATAATCCAGCCGGGGCAGCGCCTGCTTGTTCCTACAGGCATCACCATCGCCATTCCGCCAGGTCACTACGGACGCATCGCGCCACGCTCTGGACATGCCCTAAAGCTGGGGCTGGATATCATGGCTGGGGTCATAGACCCCGACTACACAGGCGAGATCGGCGTTTTAGCGTTGAACCTTGGCACCGAAGCCATTTACCTATCAGCCGGCGCCAAGATTGCTCAGTTGATCCTTGAGCGAATCAGCACGCCGGATGTTGTTGAGGTTACAGCACTGCCCAGCACGGAGCGGGGCGGCTTGGGATATGGGAGTACGGGGCTATGAGTGAGTGGCAGCCGATTGAGACCGCGCCGAAGGACGGAAGCGCTGTCATGCTTATTGATGAGAGATGTGAGTATCTGCCAGATCGGTGGGCAATAGCTTATTGGTGCCCGGACTCATGGGCCAATGACTGGCGTGTCTGCGGTGCAGATGGCCGTGACTACCAGACCGATATCGAACCCACTCATTGGCAACCCCTACCGGAGCCTCCGAAATGACCATGTATGTTCTTCTCGTCTGGATCTGCACCGTTGCTTCCTGCGAACAGCGCCCAGAGATCGGACCATGGGATTCGCGGGCAGCGTGTGAGCGCGCCATGGTGGTTTTGGCGCGGTTGCCGAACCGGGTGGTGCGGTGTGACGTGATCCACGACTGACAAACGATAACCCCCTCAGCACAGTCAAGTGCCAAGGGGGCTTCGCGGGGGAGGGATCGGTCCAGGAGTGCGGAGAGTGAGGCCGCAAGACAGATATTAGGTAGCGCCCGTGATGAACGCAAGGGCCGATTTGAAGCGAGCCACACGATCCGCCAGCCCATTATAGCCGCCGTTGATAATACGCGTGCAGGCCGACACATCACCACGTGAGGCCGGCACCAGCAGGCCATTCACACGCCAGAACCAGAGCGCCGCAGATACGCCACCCTCTGGCGTCCGAACGTACTCAGCGGCTTCCTCAGCGGTCTTGCCGATGGCCTTGCCCCAAGCGGTGTAGTTAGACCGCCCAGTTAGCTGCAACGGCCCGCCACCCCGGAACAGCCAACCATCGCCGGCCTGCACATTGCCCATACGGCCGCCATACATGATATTGGCGATGGCCTCTTGGTTCGCCTTCTGCGTGGCGCTGCGTCCGAGTTGCTTGGCCTGCGTCTTGGTAAACCGGCTCATGCCAGATAGAGCCTCAACCGAATAGTTAAGGTTCTCCACGACAGCAGCGAATCCGCCACTCTCGTGCGCCAGCTGGGCCACCAGCATGGCCACGCCGTTCTGGCTGGTGATGGAGTAGAACGGATCGCCTGGCACCACCACGGCGGTATCCAGCAGCGGCGCATAGACGACGGCATTGGTCTGACTGGCGCCAACAGCCCTCAGCAGCGGGACGCCAATCATCGTGCGCGGCATCACACCACGCCCGCCTTCTGCCGCGCCACCTCTTCCTGAATGGCGTTCACCAGCCCCGGCATCGTGGAGCCGGAGTTCTGCATGGCCTGAGGCTTGGAGGCAGCAATCTCCTTGGCCGCCGTGATTGCGCTGATCGTCGGGCTAGCAGGGTCAAGGATCTGCGCAGCCTTGGCCTTCACAGACACCTCAAGCCGGTTCACAGCGGAGGTGGTGATCTTCTCAGCCAGCCACTGGCGCGCCACGGGCAGCAACAGGGTCACCCCATAGCCAGCGACGCCCATGACGCCGACGGCGAATGTGCGGAGCAGCAAGTCCAGCCCCATACGAATCTCGTCCCAGCTCTCCATGTCAATTCTCTCTCGGTTTAGGTGGTGGGGGAAGCGGCAGAGGTTGATTCCATATCACACCATAGTCCCTGCGATCATCGGGGAACCCTCGCAGGCGGCAGCGCCGGAGCGCCTGGCGCACCACGAAGGCCGGTGATGGAACGAACATCAGACCTGAATTCTTGAAAGTCGCCCCGCAGGCTGCCGATGCTGTCGGCAATACGGCCCATACGGTCATCTTGCGACTCGTTCGCCTTCTCAACGGCCAGAAGCCGGCGCTCTACATTGGCCTGATCGGCCACAAGGCGCGGAATGGCGGATGTTTCTGCCCTGATCCCTGAAATCATGGCCTGCACTTCGGTTAATTTATTGCTCAGGTTGGTATTGTTGACTTGGCCCTGTACGGCCCAAGCGATCACAAATATGCATCCTGAGACGACCGGCCACCACCCGAGATAATCACTCGGTCTGAATGGGCGGGGTTGGCTGTCTGGCATTACGCCCATTCCTCATGGTTGTTGATATATATTACACAACCTTTGAGATGGTTGGGAGTGGCAAGAAATGTGGGGCCGGAAGCAGATGCCGCCGGCCCC